GTAATTCTTGCCCGTTCACTGGTCTTGACGATTTCGTCAAAACGTTGCGTGAAATGTGAGCCCGGTCAAATCTTTCTAGTTGGCCATGAATCTGAACGCGCTTATATCACAAGCATCGCTGCGGATCCTATCGGTGCACTTGCTTTGTCGGCTGAAGGTTTGCGTGTGGGCGCTGCCGCTCTCGTCAAGCACGTTGCGGCTGAAATACCTGAGCGACCCGTCCACGCTTTGTCACTTGACCCCCTTCCGATTGGTTCACCGCCTGTTGACGTTTCGCACCCGCCTTGGTCAATTGATTTCTCTTTGTTGCCAGACTGGTTGCCCTTTCACCCGGAACTCGCGTCGGTCTTCGAATATTTGTCGCGTGTGCTACCGTCGTTGGCAAATCAGGCAACGGGTTTGGCGTTTGAACTCGGCAATATTGCCGCGCACATCGCGAGTGGTGCTCTTTGGGCGCATTCATTGCTTCGCATCTTCTTCGTGCTGAATCAGCACCACGATGATCGACATGACAACCGCACCAAGTACATTGCATCTCCTAAAGTCATCGACCATATTGACGACGTGGTTTTCGAGGACGCTGCTCTGCGTGTTGCGCTCAACGCACCGATGGTCCCGCGCGGTCGTGACCGCATTGGTTTGACGTCTTGGCACATTACGGCGCAGAAACTCTTGCGCGTTGAAGAGCAAGGGCGCGTTAACGGTGCCATCGCTAATTCTGCCGTGGCAATTGCGGAACGCAACCTCAATTTTGAGGACGCTCCTTACTTGCACCTGCCGAGCAATGTCTCTGAATCTGTTTTCCGACAATTTGGTGAAGCTTTCCCCGCTTTGGCTGTCACTCGTGCACGCTTCACTCACCCGCATGGCGCTGCTGCCTCGGCACGCTTCGCGATGCATGCGCTTATTTCAGCAAAGTTGGCTCGCGATTGTGCACCCGTTTTCGGTGTCGGTCTTTCTCCTGTCCAGGTCTCACGCATCAATGATGTCGTTCACAACGTTGCGCCCATTCTCTCCGGTCGTGACTATTTTCGGCATGATCTTTCCCCATCGCAGGTCGTCCGCGATTTCGCGAACGTTGTCCGCTGCCCGTCCAAGCTGGAGGATTGCCGTCATGGTTTTGACAAGGTGCCTGTGTTTGTTGCGATGTTCTCGACGCATGACATAGCCTTCTCTGATTTTGTCTCTGCCATGGCTTCGCGCGGCTCTCATACCGCATACGTCGCAATGCATTTGCCAATCCCTTTGTTGGATCGGCGTCTTGATGAGTACTACGATGACTGTCTGGACATGCATTATCAAGTTATCGATGGTAATGTGCAGGTCACTTTTGGTGGTGGTCTTTCTGCTGGTTACGTCCATGATATGTCGAAACTTCTCACATGGCTGATGCCCCGCGCAATTTTGCCCGGGTATCATGTTCAGGTTGAGGAGCTTTCTCACGTCGGTTCATGCTTTCTTCTCGAGGTCAACGTCTCTCCCGGTTTCCAAGAAGCCACACCCACTTCATGGTGTCTTGGTGAACCTTTCCTCTTATTGCCCACATTGCGCTCTTCATTTGCACGCACTGACAACGACCATTTTTTCACTGTGCCTATGCGCCGTTGGCGGGCCTTGGTTTCCTTTGCCGCAACTTTGCGGTATGAAGATTTGACGTTCCAGATCATGGCGCAGAAACTCCGCGGCCTTCTTGGCGAAGTGCGAATTGGTGAACAGGTGATCGAAGAACGTTGGGACGTTGACACGACGCAGTTTTATAGCCTTGTGGCACACGCACTCATCCATCATTCGCGTGCCAGTTTTGACTACGACAACTGCATGCGTCAATTGGTCACGTTTGAACGTGAACGTCGCGCACGCCAAGGCAATTTCACCCAACGCGCGTACCAATATATGGCCGACGTTTTTTCCGGTCAAATCAACCGCAAATATGGACCTTTGGACAAACGGGCTCGTGCTAAGCTTTACGATTTCCTCTTCATGACACATGCGGATGGTGACACGGACTATGATCCTTATGTCCCGCGCCATCGATGGGATATTAGCACTGCTAATTTACGACCGTTGCCTGCAGAATTGTGCGCCAAGTTCACGGTCGCAACTGCAAAGATCGCCGCTCACAGTGCACGCCAATTTGTTGATGTCGCCGGCCCTGTTGCTGCAAATCTGGGTATTGCTGTCGTTCATGCTGCCTCTGACGCTCTCAACAATGTTGTTGAAACTCTTGCCCATGTTTGCGACCCACCGCCTGTCATTAATCTCACGCCGCATTTTGCACCTCAAGTCGTGCCGACGCCGTGGGGGCGTGATCGTGAAGACATCGAAATACTCGTTGAACGTCGCGTTCTCGACGATTTCGATTTGGCTTTTTGCGTGCCACCGCCCCCGCGTGATTTTGAACGCGAAACTGCCTTGATTCTCCGCTACACTGAAATCGACGATTATGATCAACCACCCATTCCGGTCGCTCCGTTCTTCAATTTCAATTTCCCATCCCCCGAGGTTCGACGTGATGATGCAGTGCAAGTTGCCCTCGCAGAGTTGGAGGATGAATTGGAGTATGTTGATTTTGGTGTTGTACCTGTTGTGCGACCTGCCCAAGCTGCCGATCACGCCCAAGCCTTTGCTCAGGTCGAACGCGAAGCCGATGAAGTGAGTATTCGTTCTGTTGTTTCTGACGTTCGCACCGTCGAGGTTTTGTCCAACGCACCGTCCCGCGCCGCCACTCCACCGCCTGCCGCCATACCGCCGCTTGATATCCCCGTTTATGCCGGTGTGCGTCCACCCTTTTTCAACGTGGATGCCGCACCTGCCTGCTCTCTGCTGAACATCAATGTTCCCGATCACCTTATCACTGATGTTCCCCTCAATTTTGAGGGTGATTGTTGGCCGCCCCCGGCCGTTCGGACTAGAGGCGCTGATGCCTTTTTTGATCAATTTGCGGATGAGGGAGCGTTCCTTGCTGCGCACAATCTGGGCGGCGGTCGTTTTTTGACTTGCCTTCCCGATAGCGGTTTGTTTCAGCTGCTCGACATTGCTCTGTATCCCACTGTGACGCGTGTTATGCCTCGTCCAGCCTCCTTTAATGTGCCACGCGGTGATAATGACCTTGACAGGCATTTGCGCAACTTTTTTGAATCGCGGTTGGTCCGGGGTCCTGCTCGTTGGCCTCAGCTCGTATTGTCTGGTGTTGCTTCTTCTGCCAAATCAACTTTGCTTCGGCAGTATTTTGTTCGACGCGACCTGCAGCATGTTCTCGTCGTCGTGCCGTCCAACGCTTTGGCTGCGGAATGGCGACAACTAGCTGACCAGCGCTTCACTGTGGTCACGCAACATTGCGTGCCACGCTATACGTACAGGTATCAATACGTCATTGTTGATGAAGCCTTCGCGATGGACATGCAGACTTTGGTAGCTTGGAGTTGTATCGCACATTGGTTTAACGCAAAGCTTGTCTTACTTGGCGATCATACGCAACGCGTCAGTGAAGATGGTCTTCCTCACGTGACTCATGAGCTTTTTGTCTCGCGTAGATTTCACATGCCGGTCGCCAATGCAGTGCCTCATGACGCGTTTTCGATCTATCACAGCCTCTTACCGTTCGATGCCTTCCGCGCTTTTGCTCAAACACGTTCCCCTAGGCCGCGATCAATTGTGTTTGTACCACGTGCCGACTGCGCTGGTGCATTCCCACTTGCCGACATGTATCTCAAAGCACATCTGCATCAGGCGCTTAGTTTCCGTGGTCGAGATGCAGTCACAATTGGTAGTTCTCAAGGCATGCGCGCGACCAGCGTCGTTCTTGCCGGCGACGTATCGAATGCTCAGGCTATGTGGTACTTTAATCGTCCTGGCGCCCGCATTGTGGCTTTGACGCGCGCAACCACCGTCACATTCGTTTTTGGTGATCATACTCTCAGGGATGCTTTCGTTGGTGGTGGCGATTGGGATCACATTCCCTATGTTGGCGCACTTGCCGCGCGCGACATTAAGCCGTTTTGCCTGGATGAGCTTGTCACACCGCAAGTCATGTCGGATGAGATGCGTTCGAGGACAACCTTGTCCTCCTTCGGTTATCTTGATATTTCAGACTCCTTGATGACGCGCAACGTTGTTAGTGACACACACCTTCAGGAACGTCATGCATCTGTGATGCCGGTCCTCGCTGCTGAACTCCAGTCATTGATATTTTCCAAAACGAATTTCTCGACGGCCAAGGAAGCGGGTGAGCTCATACCATTTCAGATTGGCCGACCTGTCCGCCTTCGCAAGGTCGGTGAGATAGGCCCGCTTGTGATGCGTACTGACGTGTTGTCCAATTTTTACGAGGGATACAAGATGGGCGACGTACAGGTTTCTAGCTCACAGTTCGAATCTTTACGCAATTTTGCGTTGCGAAATCTGGAACCCGTGCACCCTTTTGGTATTTCGATCAATGATGCAACGAATGCCTCGATCCTCGTAGAGCGATTTTCTCGAACCTTTCTCTCCAAAGACGCCACTCTCAATCTTGAGGGTGACTTTGCGAAATATTGGTTTTCCCGACGCTCTCCTGCAATTTTCCAACGTGCCGAGGAATTTTTTGGTGAGACCAGTCGCAGTGTAACCTTCTCTTCTTTCTTGAAGACGCAGGTCAAGGTCAAACCCGCTGCTGGTTTCGCTGCAGGTGTCAATTACGGACAACAGATCGTTTCTCACGAACTCGGCTACGCTCTTCGTATGGCAGCCTCCCAATCGATTGCGTTCGCGCGCGCCGGCAAAATTCTCCGTGAAGGTGTCATTTTTGACATCGGCTATTCTGACAATGAACTCGCGCGGAAGTTGCGCTCGTTTGCACCCGACTTCGAGAAATGCAACACGCAGATAGACCTCTCACGTCAAGACAGTTCACACGACGCGGTCCAAGTGCTTTGCTTTGCCTGGTTCCTTTCTATGGTTGGTGTCGACGATGAAACGATCAGCCTCTACGTCGCCATGCGTTCCAGGTATGGTGTCAAGTCTCAAGAGCCTCACTTGTTTCGCGGTGAGATTGCTTGGTCCTTACCATCCGGTGACCCTTTCACTCTCCTTGCCAATTGCGTTATGACCGCCTTCTCAATTTTGGGAAGGTATAGTGAACGCAATTTGTCAAAGTGTGTCTACTTACAGAAGGGGGACGACGCTCTTTTGAACTGCCGCATTGAACTGCTCCCGGAGCCTTTACGCCTTGCTCGCAATGTCAAGTTCAAAGTTGCATTTGACACTCTGCCGTATCACGCGGGTCGTTTTTGGTTGGTAGACCATTTTGTTGCGGATCCCATTCGCGTTTTTTGCCGTCACTTTGCCAGACTTGCAGATCCGAATGTGACTGTTGCTGAATTGCACCAATCTTTCGTGTCACGTTCCGTGACGTTGTCGCACTCTGATGAACGCATTATCTCTTGTGCTTTGCTTGCCATGTATGACGGTTGGTCAAATGAAGATGTTGATGTTGCGCTTCGTTGTCTCGTTTCGCTCACGGATTACGATTTTTTTGCATCCACATGTCTGCACGTTGCAAATCAGCGTCGTGTGTACAACATGCCTTTTGACTGCGCATTTCGTTTCGCACGTGACGTTTTGAAGCTCGACTCGAGGAGTGCCAGACTCTTTAGGACGTTTGACCGTAACCAAATCGGCAAGATTTTGCGTGACAACAATTTTGTTGTTCACTTTGTCGATGACTTTGCCGGGCAAATTGCTGATCATCCTTGTGTTTTGCTGACAGAAACGCATATTATGCTCATATTAAATCTCGATGGCTCGCTGCCATACGAATCTAGCAATGAGCTTAAGAATTCAATCGTTCAGTCATGCCTTCTACCACTCACTCAGTCAGCGTCACTACCAGTAACTTCTGCGTCAAAGTCATCGGGACGGACATCGAAGACTTATCAGGCGATATCGCCAGATATAGCAAAGTTGTCATCAAATCGGTCAAAGTCAGAGGGGTCCTTCTTCCCTCCACGCGAACGATTCTCGTCATCGGTTGCTGGCCGCAAAACCTCTCCGGCGATGAGGACTTTGACTCGGCCTTTGGCCTCTCTTACGGGCATTTTGCCGTCAGCAACCAAGACGGTCCAACCAACATCAAGTTCGACATTGATCTCACCGGACTTATCACTGACTTGCACGACTACGGGCGCTACGCCAAGCCCATGGCATTCTATGCATATCACAACCGCGAAATCTCGGGCAACGCCACGCTCGCGAATATCGTCTTCGACATCGAATACGACGTCTCCGGGGTCGGGCGCAATGTTGCGCTCGCCTAACTTTTTTGGCGTTCTTGACTTCGGTCTATAGTTTGTGGTTTTTGTTTTTTGAAATCCAAGTTTCTGTACAATGAAACCTAAATCCCTTGTCGTTGTAACGACATTGCTCAACATTGCGGATATTCACCGCATAGGGACT